CCCAGATATTTCCGGAGTCAGCCATGATTTTTGCCTTTCAGGCTCTTATGGGACGGCCTGAACGGTTGTTATGAAGTTATGTATTCAGTTGGATTTGACCAGCAGTTCCCCGGTGAACTGCCACCGCTCAAAGTCGATGACATCAGGGTTGGGGTAGTCCGCGGGACCGCTGGTCTCTTCCCACGCACGAACAAACATCGATATCCCGTCGGCGGTGACGGTGGTTCCGCCGGCATTGCGCAGAGCAGTGCGGGCGGTGTTGCACATGGCCTCCACCTGGCCCACGTTTTTGGCGTAGCACTCCACCAAAAGTCGGGCGTTATCGGTGGCGATGTTGTCCAGGGTTCCACCTACCCGGGACACTTTTACGAACCGCTCAGGGCGGGCGTTAGCAGGAAGCTTCGCTGAGACAAACGCATACTCTCCGAAAGCCTCAGCCAGCACTGTGATAGCGCCGAGCAGAGCGGGTTTCGGTGTCGGCCACACAAACATCAGGGCGTGTAATCCTCAAGCGATGTGGCAGCAGGGGTGGGGCGCTGCGTTGCGTTAAGAACGCGGATCAGGTTGTTGTGCTTGGCCTCTGAGTACTTTGCGTGGTTAGACGAGGTGTACACCTGGACGAACCAGCGGCCCTGCCTGACTTTACGTCCCTGGAAGCTGGACATTTTGTAGCCCACTTTTGACATCCGTCGGTTACGCACCCGGCTGCCGATGCTGTTCTCGGCCAGGGCCTTGTTCGCTTCGTTCGCGATGTGCTTTCCGCGGCGTTCCAACTCTTTGATCACTGCCGGGTCGCGGCGAAGTTCAAAAGCTGCACGGTTACTGATCTTGACCGTTACACCGTCAGCCATCAACGAACTCCACCAATACCCACGACCCGTCGGAGAACACACCCAACAAATCCGCGCCATTCCAAATGCACAGGTTGTTGTACTCCTCCTCAGTGGAGAAGCGTGTCCCGGCGGGAAACTCGTGGGTGGTTTTCGGGGTGTGCACGCGGATCACGAACCGGCCTCCACAACAGGATCAACCAGGCCGATGGAAAACACCCGACGTGTGGAAAACGAACGGTACGGCCGTAGCCGCATCTTTAACGAAGCCGTCAACCACGGGCCTGTCGTTGTCGCAGACTCCACACCAATTTTGACGGGCATCGTCTCCCGGACAACGTTGTAGCCGTTGGCCCCGAAATCTGCGGTGTTAGTTGCCGGCTTGGTCAGGACAGCCGCCACCATCGTGGCGACCACCCTGGCCACCGGATCGGGCACCGGATCTGGGGTGTAGCCGAGATAGCCCACCACCAAATCCGATGCCTCCTCCAGCACAGTGGAAACATCTTCATCGTCAGTCAGGGAACGCCCTAAAGCGTTCTCAACATCAGACTCAGAAGCCAGCGACATCAGCTACCCGCGACCGCCACGTCGACAAGCTTGCCGTGCTTGCGCTCGTTGCCGTACCGAAGGCCGATTTCGCCGTAGATCTGCACCTTCTCGCTGGCGCCGGTCTTGGCGAGCGGCTCGGCGAAGAAGTGGCCCTTGCCCGGGATCTCCAGGAAAGCCGGTGCGCAGTCCTCCAGCGAGCACACGATGATCGTGTCCGAAGGAACGTAGCGGGACAGCACGATGTTGCAGCGACCGAAATCGGTTTCGATGGTCTGCAGGTTCACACCACCCACATTGCGGGACGCTTCCTGGTAGGTGCCGTAGGACGCCCCGGTGATGAACAGTCCGGTCAGCTTCCGCTTCAGGGTGGCGTTGACCATGATGGTGCGGGTCTCCGACTCCTGAATGCCGCCGTTCTCCCACACATCCTGCATGAGATCCAGAACGTCACCGGTCGTCAGGGTTGCCCCCGACAGATCCTTCACATTCGTTTCAATCGCCTCGAGCAGGCCGCGAGTCGAACGGGCGGTGGAGTTGTTGCCCGGCAGCGCGTAGGTGCCCGAGATGAACGACTTCTCCACGTCGCGGGCGATCTGCTTGAACTCCTGCTGAAGCTGCCACGCCAGCTCATCGGTGACCGCGTTGGGTCCACCCATGAACGGTGCAGTGCCGGCGAACTGGTTGGTCGCGGCCTGCTTGGTGTAGGAGACGCTGACCTGTTCCTGGTGGATTTCCAGGACGTTGGAGGCAGCCGAACGGACCCGGCCCTCCGGGGTGGGTGCATCGGCACCCTCCAGGCGCTGACGGTCGGTCGCGGCGTCACGCAGGTCGTACTGGCTCCAGGTGAACACCGTCGAGTTGACGGCCACACCGCCGGTCAGACCGCCGATAGCGGACAGGAACGGGGTGTCCTCGGGGGAAACGTTGAACAGCTCCCCCACATAGTTGGGCAGATTAAACGTAGTGCCCATAGCTGTGATACCAGCCATGACTGATTACCTCATCTTTCGTATTAGGTGTTGCGGGCTAGTTCCGCCAACTGCTGCGACTTCAACTGGATGGCCAGTGCGAAGTCGCCGGCAGCCTCGGCGGCGGAAATCTGATCCACAATGGAAGGCGATGTCGGTTGATTACCGACACCAGGGACGTGAGTTCCTTTAGAGGGCTTCACCGCAAGCTCTTTGAACCTTTCGGCCTGTCGAGCGAGGGTTTCCTCATCGGAACCGGTGAGGAACAACTCAGCGTCCTCATCGGAGATGCCGTGCTTGGCGGCGATACGCCAGCGCAGCGCTTCAGCCTCGGCGCGGGTAGCGCGTTGCGCAGCCTCACCCAGTTCCGCGGCCAGCTTCTCCTCGGCGGACAGTTGAGACTTCCGGAGTTCGTCCAACTCAAGACGAGCGGCGGCGTTCTCCTTGGCCTTCTTTTCCTGTTCGCGTGCCTTCTGCTTCCAAAATTCCACCGTTTCGGTGGGCTTCGGGGTGGCGTCGGGCTGCTCGGCGGTCTCCGTTGCGGTTTCCGCTGTCGTCGTGTCCTCTTCAGACATTTTGTGTTTTCCTATCTATCCCGTTGCGGGTCGTGCTCGCACCGTTGCGGTTTGAACACTCTTACTGCCAGAAACGGCAGTTAAGCGATGTCGTCGCCGAGTTTGCGCCACTCGGCGAGGATCTTCTTCGGATCACCGGAGTCAGAGTTGTCTCTGGATTTGTTGTACTCGTTGGTCCAGGACTCAACAGCGATGGCGTAATCCGGATCCTCTAAGTACAGGATTTCCATCGGATTAGCCCCTGCTGGAATCGCTTTCGCGGTGCAGTAGCAGTCGTCGTGATACTTTTCACCGAGTTTGCGTTCCCCACGGGGACGCCGGCCGCGGGGTGAACCTTTTTTCTTGCCGATTTGGTAGGTCAACTGCATTTGGTCGCGGCGGGCCAACGCTTCATCGCGGGTCATCTGCCCCGATGCGATCATCCGCCGATCAGCGATCGACAGATTTACGCTACGGCCAGAAACTCCCAGCGCCGACTCTTCAGAGCGATACGCATTGTTGAAATCCATGCGGGTGGCCAGCATTCTGCAGAAGGCGCACGCCCCAGGCCGTGCAACCCGTATCCACCGCATCCCGTTTGCCTGGGCGTTAACCACGGTGGTGTTGCGGTCACCGTCATAGATGGCGCGCTGCATCGTTCCACCTAGGCGGGTCAAAGCTTTTCGGCCATCAGCGCCGAGCGCCCACTCCGCTGACTTCTGTAGCTGGCCCACCTCGGGAGGCGGTGCAGTCACCGGGGTCTTCAAGTCAGGGAAATCGTATTCAAACCACGACGCCGCATAATCCGCGGCGACTTGGTTGTAGCCGATCGCGATATCGGGAAACGTCTCGGCGATGTAGCGGAAGAAGTCTGTGTCCTCAAACCGTCCTGCGGCGTCCCACAGGCGGATCATGTCCTCTTTGGCTTGTTGACCGAGCTGGTTGAGGATGAAGCGGCGTTCAGCCTCCGATATTGGCATTGCCCTGATCAGGCTGTGCTGGCGGGTTAGGTTGTGGCGGCTGGTTCACCGGGAGTCGCTGCAACAGCGAATTCACGTTAGCTTTGCGTTTGTCAGCCCACGCCCGCTCCACCGTGGTCGCATCCCAACCCAACTGCTCCAACGGAACCTTCGACTCAGCCAGCCACGGCATCGCCTGAACCACCTTGATCAAGAAATCCCCGGCAGCCGAACGCAACGGTTTCTGCGGATCACGCCACAACACATCCAGATTCAACAACTCA